CCAACGGGTTTCCGTCGCACTGTTGACCAGAACAACCGCCTGCGTGACATGACCGGCCCGATATTGCTCAACCAGTTTTTCACAGAACGGTTGAATCAGTGCCCTGGTATACGGAGGATTCAAAAACACGCGCCCGAACCATGGTTGATTCAGACCATCTTCATCGGCGGTGTAATATTGAGCAGCGTTAACGACCTGGTTGGCTGCATGGCACGATGCCGGATCAAGATCAATCCGGCCCATCACATCAGCGGCACGTTGGGCATAGATGGGCGGCGTGAACCATTCGCTGGCATATGAGACATCATTGGCACATGGCTGGGTGACCGATTCACAAGCTTGTCTGATTTGTCGATCCGTTGCATTTTTTGGTAATGCTCGTGCAGCCTGCACAACTTGCTGACGTGAAACCGGGAATTTGCCCCGCACCGCCTGACGTTGCAGACCAAGCCGATCAATTGCATCCGCATACTGGGCATCGCGACTAATGGTGGCATGTGACACACCATATTCCCCAGCAAGCCGGTCAGCTGTTTTCGGTTGATGATTATCAGCACCGACAAAGCCATGTCGTCGGTTACCACCACATTTCATTTTCATCCGGTTGTATCGCCGCCCACGTAGCAGGCTCATCTGAGCCGGTGTCAGATTGCGACGCCCCAACTGATGAGCATCAATCCAATCCGCAGCAGCCTCACGATCCGGTAAACTGATTGCATGGACCTTGTAGTCAATCCCATGCCGATCACAGATCGCCTTGCGATTGTGACCGTCCAGCAGAATGTGATGTTCGGCCCACACGATCAACGGGTCGATACAGCCATCGCTTAGGAGGTTCTCTTCCAGGGCGGCAAGCTCTTCCTCCGTCAACGGTGGAATCATATTCTTGAATACGTTATAGAGAATGATGTCCTTCGATGTAACAGAATGGATTGTGTTGTTTTTATAACATGCAGTCTGCATGGGTAACCTTTCAAAAGGGAATGTCATCGTCATCGGGCCAAACGTAATCCGGCTCATCAGGAGCGTTGCCGACGGGTACTGCTGTGGGGATTGAACCCAATTCGTAATTGATAATGCGGTCGAATTTTTCGCCAGTCACCGAGCGCACGGTGATTGATAGTGGTTGAGCCAACGCACCGGCCTCGGCCAGCTCAACAGCCTGCTCCACGGTATTGGGCATGGGCTCCGCAGATCGGGCCTGCCACCATGTGCTTGCCTTTTGCCATGCGTAGCTGCCCTTGGGATGTGCGACGCAAATCCATTCACTGCGGTATTCGTTGAATCCGCATCGATAATCGACACGCAATGTGCGGGGATGATCCGGTGGCACGCCGCGCTTGGTGTGGATGCTGTAGTACACGGACGACACGTCATAATCGGTCTCGGTGACTTGGCCGCTCAGCACACCTGCTGTTGACGCACTGCCATCATGTTTTTCCCGCTCGGGTGGTGGGAATTCGTGGCCACAATCCGGACAGATGCTGTATGACGCATGGATCAATGCCTGACAGTTGGGACATTCCTTAGCAGGCGCTTCATTGCCACCTTTGCGATCTGATTTATCCTTGATCTGCAAGGCATCCACCGGGCCATGTCGCAGGATGTTGCCACCGAAGTCCAACACCAAACAGTTGGTTTTGTCAGGGTGTAACCGAAAGCCCCTCCCTAGCATCTGGTAATACAGTCCTGGTGAGTTCGTCGGACGCAGCAGGGCGACACAATCAATGTTGGGCGCATCGAAGCCTGTGGTCAGCACATTGACATTGACCAGATATTTCAGATCACCTTCCTTGAATCGGCGCAGGATGTCATCGCGGAAGATGCCGGAACTGTCGCCACACACGAACCCGCACTCGTGGCCCATGTCACCCAGGACACGCTGCACGTGCTGGGCATGTTGCACACTGGCCGCAAAGATCAGCACCGAACGACGATCACGCGTCTCTTCAACAATCTCACGACATGCTGAATGAACCAGCGAGTCATCGTCCATCAGGGCTTCGACTTCACCAGCGATGAATTCACCAGCACGGACATGTAAACCGGATGTATCTGCCTTGCGTCGACCAGCCTTGGTTTTAAGGGGACACAAATATCCTTGAGCAATCAGTTCACGAACGCCAACTTCATAGCAAACATGGTTGAGTAAATTGTCAGATCCACAGATGGTTCCGCTGGTCATGCGGTAGGGGGTGGCCGTTAATCCGATCAACCGAACATTGGGATTAACAATTCGTGCCTCCTTGATGAATTGCTGGTACATGCCTTCGCCATTGGGCGGGAGCATATGAGCTTCATCAATCAACACCAGATCAAAACGATCCAGTTCCGCTGCTTTGCGATAGACACTTTGAATGCCTGCCACGATGATGGCGTGATCAGTGTCCCGGCTTTTGAGCCCCGCCGAGTAGCACCCGATCTGGTGCCACAGATCGGGTGCCATAACATGCAACTTGTCCACGGCCTGCTCAATCAATTCCTTGACATGAGCCAGGATCAGAACACGACCATCCCATTTCTGGACAGCATCTCGACAAATCGTCGCCATCACCGGAGTCTTTCCCGATGCGGTTGGCAGCACCAGACAAGGATTGTCATCTCTTGTCCGCAGATGCTCATACACCGCATCGACTGCTTCTGCCTGGTACGGGCGCAGGGTGATCACAGGTTGTTGGGCACAAGCCTGTATCAATCCACCACCTCCTCGGGCAGCATGAACTGTTCAACGGAGATCGGGTAGATGCGCCGGGGGTTTTCACCATTGAGCCAGGCAGTCAAGACACGTTCGACCTTGCCGTAAACTTCTTTTTGCAAGATCCGATTGCGCGTGCTGCCCATGACCATCAGCTGATGACGCAGCTTGATGATGGTGGAATCCCACGGGGTTTCAGATACGCCAGTGGACAGGACGCGGCAGAACTGGGCAAGCTCATCGTGATCCACCGAGTACCAGGCCCGGGCGATCACACCACGGACATAGCCGACCGCGATGCCCTTGGTCTTGGTGGCCACATGCGCTGTTGCAAACTGCACGGCATTGATGTGCCGATCCATCAGCAGGACTTCCTTGTAATACGCCAGCTTTTTGCTGTCACCCAAACCGCGAATCATTTCACGCAAGGTGGCGGTGTGGTTGGGAGACACACCATCCAGACCGAAGAGCCCATTGAGTCTCATGCGATCCACGACCGTGCGGGCCTTCATGCCATCGATGGCATCGACACTTTCCACGGATATGCCGAACGACACGGCCATGCGGATCGTGCAGCCAGACTGGAGGATGGCCCAAAGGCGGTGTTGGCCATCAACCAGGATGCCTTGATCACTGAAGGCAATGCCCTGATGGGTCATACGCCACTTACCGGCTTTCATGTCTTGAGCCAGGATGTCGACGTGCTTGGGATCGATGCGCCGGTTGCGCACATTGCCTTCAAGCCATTGCGTTGCGATGTCCGGGGTGATGTTCATGTACGTGGTTTTGACCTGGGGGATGGGGTTACTGGTGAGTGTTGCGATCATGCTTAGTTCCTTCCTTGCGAGTGATAATTCGAATGGCTTCTTCTGCCAGTTGCTGCATATAAGGTTTGCCGTACAAACCGATCATGCATTTGGCAGCGAGTTGGGGATTGTTTAATGGCAGTGACACGGAACGCATGGGAACAGGACTGTGTTCACTGTGACAGGCTTTGGGACGATAGGTGTTCCTGGCAAAACCGGACGATTGAGAGGGTTCGGAGCGACCGATGTTGCCCGTTTTCATCTTGGCAATGCTGCCGTGTTTGGTCTTGTAGGTGCGGGGTTGTGCCGCTGAAGATGCCGTTTCATTTTTTTGAAAAAATTTCTCACTGTAATCCGATGACAGTGAGGATTGTTCGCCACGCCTACATTTGGCCACAAAATTATGACTCACGCCGCAAGATCGGGCGATTTCTCTGGCACTCCATTGTGACCACTCTTCATCATCCAGCAGTGTTTGAATGGCTTTACGTTTATCCTCATTGGTTCGACGCAAACCATGTGTGGAATTGGCACCGACGGAATAAAGGATTGCATCACGGCGTGTGCCCTGCTGAATATCAACAGCAATCGTTTCACGTTCGGCTCGTTTACTGGCCCAATACCGATGGAAGCCATCAGCTAACCAGTAAGTTGAACCGTCATGAAAGACAGTCACTGCCGGTAGATCGACCCCGTTGGAGTACAGGTCGGCATACTCAGCCACGACATCTTCATCAATGGCCACGCGCGGTTGCGTGCCACCATCGATGCGAATCTGATCGAGCTTGAGTGTTTGAATTTGAGTTTCAGTTGTCATGGTAATGATCACTTTCAAGGCTGGGCATCGGACCGCCGCATAATGGGCAACGATGAAGTGGGTACTCTTGAATTCGCACCACAAGTTGGCCACCGGGGATGGGGAGACGACGTTGTGTAATCAGTAAATCAACCTGAGAATCGTCCTCGTAAATCCCAGCATGTTGCATTGAATCGAGCGATGCCTTTTGGATGTTGTCCAGGTCACGTCTGCGTCGATCCGGTGGAAACGCGTCCATCGCCAGAGCAAGACGGCCGTCCCGTGGGGGTTGGCCGCCGAAGCCCTGGCACTGTGTCATCACCTGCTGTCGATACGCCCGGCCCTGACGACTGATCAATGTGCGTCCCTTAAAATGTCGCCAGTAATGGTTAACCGACGGCGGGTATGGCAAGACTAATTCCATGCGTCACCTCCTTATCGCTTCCACGGTGCGGGTGAATTGGACGTCGGTGTTTGCTGGGATTGGGAAGACGACGCGTTGGATGTGTCAGGGGATGGCTTGGGCTCAAACCCCTTGATTTCGTTGGTCAATTCATCGTTGTCCCCGCGTTTTTTGAGTTTGACTGCAATGATCAGGGGCAGGTTGTGCAGATCCACGCTGTCGCGCGGCTGCATCACATTCACCGCGCGGCAGATGGCAGACAGATCGCCACGGGCAATTTTGACGGCGGTGGCGTTGGGGTTGTCCAGATTCAGGCGGGCCCACTGCTGTCTGCCTTTGTATTCACCGTCCAGGATGGTGAACGTCAGTTCGAGATAGCTGCCGCCGCCGGATTTTGTTTGCTTGGTTTCCGATGCGGTGATCGCTGCCAGGTATTTACCTGCGGGGATCGGATCAAACGAACTGTTGGGTTCGACTTCATTTGCGTTAAAGCCGTTGAGATTGGCCATAGGGATATTCCTCCATCAATTGAAAAATGGTTGTTGACAAAAAGACTGTGTTTTATGGGTTAATGTTTATGCTTGGCAGTTTGATTGGACAAGGGTTTGTCAGCCTGCATCATCGCATCCATCAAGGCGTACCATGACAGTGGCAATTCCGTTGGTAAGTCGTAACGATTCTTGGCGATGCAGGCCGGACTACCCACACAACGCATGACACGTTCGCCACCATCCTTGCCCAAGCCGGAAGCCAACGTGCGGTTACGGTTGAAGCCGGCGTCTTCTGTTTTGGTGATGATCTTGCGTGTTGCAAACAGCACGGCATCGGCCCATTCGGTGATCACCGCGTTGGCATGTTTGTGCAGGCGTGGAGAAAAACGATCATAGGCACCGACTTCCGGATCGGAGAAGGTTTCCACCTTGGCGTGCGCCAGCAGAATGATGCACATGCTGCGTTTGTTACGTAAGGCATCCAGGCCGGACAGCAGCATGCGCCAGTGGGTCAACGCATGGGTGTAACCCCGCGCATAACCACCATCGACTTTTTCAATGCTGTTGACACCGTAGTCTTTGCACAGCCGATCCCAGATCAAACGTTCGAGCCAGTCGAGCGAATCGACGACAAGAGTCTGATAGTCATGCTCATCCTTGATCAGTGAATCGATGGCATTGATGACATCATCGAACACCGTGGCCAGTGGAAAACTGGCGCAATCGATCTGATCCAGACCGTCTTCGGTCTGGATGAAGATGGGCACAGGCGCCTGCGATGCCGTGGTGGATTTACCGATACCCTCGGTGCCATAGAGAATGATGCGCGGTGGCGATTGACGTTTACCGGTGTGGATTTGTTGCAGTAGGGACATGAATCAAATTCCTAGATATGATGATCGTGACCAAAAACATTCGCCTGCTCCGAACTCCCCGCCCCCGAACACTCCAAGGGGCGGGGAGAGGCGACACTTCGATGAAAACTTCCGGGGCAACTTCCGGGGGTGGGTTAAGCGGCGTTTAGTAGGCGCATGGATTCGTAGCCGGTGGGCCAGTGATCCTGTTCGTGTGCTTGCTTGAGCCGTTCAATGGCAGCACGGTTTTCACGGCGTGCCTGCTTAAGTGTCTGCTCACTGACTTGCCAGACACCGCAACGGAAGGGCTCCACCTTTTCAACAGCGATGAGATACACCGGGATGGGTTCGTCTTCGCCGGTCACTTTCGCAAGCATGTCGGCGTAGAACGCCATTTGATTGGGATAACGCCAACGTCGGGCTTCGAACTCAAATCGATCCAGATCGCTGGTGGTCTTGAGGTCAACGATCCCCATGTGCGGATGGACCCAGTCCAAGCGGGCCTGACTGGCTAAACCACAGTAATCCGTGCGAATCACACCTTCGGAGCGACCATAGAGCAGCAGATCGACGGCCATGCTGTTCATGCTCACACCGCTGGCCAGATTTTCGATCAGGTCCAGATCGTCGTAGTGAACCCCCGGTTTACCCAATGCTTGTGCCCACCCCCGGAAGGCTTGGGTGTCTTTGCCAAAGGGCTTATCCGTCTTCGGATTGATCGGGCCACCCAAAGCGAACTGTGATTCATACGCATCACGCCCTTCGAGAATGCGGCAATGCGTCGCACGACCGATCAACATGGCTGTGGTTTCTTCACGCTCGAGCAAGCCCAGTTGTTTCTTGCGGTACAGCCACGGGCAGTTCATGAAATCGATGAGTTGGTGGCTCGACAGGTAACGTGTCGCCTGAGCGTGATACTGCTCAGCGGGTTCCGTTTCCAGCACGTCCAGGTCGATGGTCAGTTCCGGTTCTTCAATCTGCGTCAATGTGACCTCCTTGAATTGAGGACAGGCAGAATTGCCCGTCGTCATAATTACTAATTGCCGCAACCCCCCAAAATTTGAGGTAACTTTTTCCGAAAAAAGTGAAAAAAGTCAAAATCACCTGGCTTTTACCTGTCAGCCACATGGCAGACACATGGCAAACACATGGCAGCCATGTGGCAAACGCGTGACAGGTCAATCGATATATACGACTCGACAGTGCTTCGTCATGATCCTGATTCGTCGCATGGATGCGATGCAATTAACAGTCATGGAGGACCACGCATGTCGAACAAGCACGCCAAAGAGATTTTTCGTCAGTATTCAGGAGCCTTGGAACCTTGGCAGATCAGGTTAGCCTTCGGACGGATCAAGCGATTCAAGCTGCCGCCCTACGTCTGGGATGACGTGATGCAGGAACTGGCTATTATTATCTGGACGTTTGAGTTTGATCCGGAAAAAGCCCAGGCAGCAAGCGAAAAAACCGTGCTGACCCGGGCAATGGACAATCGCATTCGCATGATCATCCGCTGCCATGCGCGACATCAGGCGATGCTCGGCCGTTTTAAAGAAATGATGGAGATGGCCAGGCCCGAACCACCCAAGCCGGATGAAGAAGCTGCGATCATGGAACTGCATGAGATCGTCGCGGGTTTGTCGCTGGTTCAACAGGAAGTCTGCCAAAGCTTGATGCATGGCGATAACATGCATGCCATCGCCAACGACAGGGGGTGGGCCTGGAACAGCATCAACTATCACATCCAAGGCATCCGACAGATTTTTACCGACAAAGGTTTTGATCAATGGTTTGAATGA